TAAAAGACACACCCACGGCCCGCCACTTAAGGCATCACTTTGGGTGGCCATATGCCCCTGCTAGAGGAGAAAGAGACACGAGTGAAAACTAATGAGCCTATATATATATAATATATTTTTACCGATTTGGTGGGAGATCTTGTTGGGGATACTCACTACCATCACCACACGGTTACAATTTAGTTTTCAGGCTCAATCTAACAAAACTAAATCAGGGGGCGTCAAATCAACCCAGCGCCAATCCCATTGTAAACCAGAATCAATAGGGTTCACCGAAGTGAGCTTCCACTCAGCAAGGGAACCCTCAATCCAGAGCTGTCGCTCTGGCGACACACCAAATGAACGTTCAAAACTTGAACGTGCAAAAGGGGTCACGTTGCGCGCAGAACACTTCCGCGCAGCAACTAAAGGTTCCCTACCAAGTTCTTGCCCAAAACGGTGAATCATATCATCAAGATTCAACAAATCCGCCCTGAACCTACCATCACCATTCCGCAACAGAGCAAGTGCATGCCCCTGCAGGACTGGGACTCCAGAATGTAACGCAAGGTCACATTGGCCAACCGTCGTAAACATTGACCGCAACACACTAGGCTGATCCCAATGTTTGAACCCACTTGTTTCTCCGGATAAGACTTTACGCCAATCACGGAGAAGGGTCCATTCACCTGGTTCAGTCTCATACATTGTTGCCTGGCACATCTTCACCTGCCATGGTTCACGGGCTTCATTCTCAATTTTGATTTCCTGGCCCACATGAAGAAAGGCACCTGGCGCCTCCCTAACTAACCTATCTCGGTCTCTCGCTTCGACAATGAGGACAGCATTGTCTCCATCTACCTCCGCGCTCCACCTCTTGATCATTAAGTGTTTCATGGCTGCTCTGATCATACAGGCCATGATATACGAATTACCATCACCTGTGTCAAAGTCGCCACTACACCTCCGGCCTCGAATGCGATACCGTACCCCATTCATGGTCTTACCCTTCGTAACTCTCCTCATACGCAACAGGGCATCAAAGACGGCACTACGCGCCATCTGTGAAAATGCCCCATCAGCGATGGAGAGCACCTTAGCATGTAAGTGGGCATCAAACCGACTCCCATCGAGCTCAAAAGCGACTGGGTGGTTGAATTGACTCCACTTATGCATGAACAGCATCGCACGATCCGCCATATTCATTCCCTTAACTATGATTCTACTACCAATGCCATCAACCAGTTTTGAAAACTGTTTAAAAATTGGTCTCAGAAACATACCAAAGGACATATTATAGCGGGGACTGCGGGCCTGAATCAACCGAGGGTCAGGGTTGCACTTCACTCCTGGATCGAACTTTTCTGCCTTAATAAAGGCATCAACATATGCATCCCTTGGACCTAGAGGCACCTCCTGAAGAGACTTCCAAGCATTCTCATATCGTGTCCTCTTCGGACCAGAATAATGAGACAGAAACTCCTCAGAACCAATAGGCTCAACGGGCTGCATAAACTTCAAATACCATTTTGAAGCAGCTCGCAACATCCTCAAACCCAACTTAGTTGGTTCAGGTACTTCCTGCAGATGTCTACCCCCCAAGGACACGAGTTCATTGCACACACAATTCTCATGAACTTGGGGGGCATAGAGGCCGCCAATCGGTGGAACGTTTTGGCAGATTCTCCTCTTAAAGCTACAAGCCCAGTGACGCGGGGGCGTAATGGTGCACATCCGTGCAGCCCTACACAAAGGATCAGCCCCTGTGTAGGCGCAAACGGCATTAGCACGCACCGGGCACGCCTATTTGCATGCCAAAAATGGACTCCAGCTATAACCGGAGTACCACTTAAGCATGCCTGCTGCAACTAGCCAGATGACAATGGCCAATGCAGCAGCAACCGCTCTCAATTGGGCGCCAATTGGAGCAGCTTGTAGGACTAGCCCAAACGCAAAGGCTAGTCCTAGGAACCAGAACAACCACGTCATTGTTCTGTATTCCCCGAGGGCAAGCTGGTTAGCCCTCTCAATGCGCCGCCGGTAGCGTCGGTCCGACAGTCGCTCCTCCAGCATTTCCTCACCGGTGTTGATAGGCAACACCTCAGGAATCTCATCCTCCACTAAATCCCTCCTCTGTTCCATGGTCAAGTTCTTGGCCTCTTTTTCTAAAAAGGCCAGTCCTTTAAACATAAGACCAGCGGGGGTAGCGGCGGTGCGAGCTCTACCGTACACTTGTGTGTCCAGGTATGCTCGCAGCTGGAGTTTAGCTTCTGCCGGACTAACGCCACGACTCGATTCTTCCGGTGGCGCCAGAGAAATTGTGTCAGATCTCGAGCTACGGGAGGCTCCCCGACCTCCACGGCAACCTCGTCTGGTTGGATGAGAACGCCAGATATTTGCCATGTTGGGAC